TGCACCTGTTACTTTACCCGATAAAGGGGAGCAAGGCAAATCCGGGGCGGCCCGTGAAGGGTCCGCCCCGAACTTTGTCCGGGCGCTCCGCCGCGCTCACGCCGCGCGCCTGAGCCAGACGGTGCGGCCCCGCCACATGACGAAGGCGCACACCGTCCCGTGCGCGGACCGCTCCGCCACGACGCCGTACCAGGCTTGATACAGATGACGGCGCGGACGCCAGACGATGCTCACGCCGCCGCCTTCGAGTACGCCGGCTCCGGCAGGCGGACCGGGACCACGATGGCGGTGAACCCGTCACCGGAGGTGACCCGCGCGGGCTTCTGCACGTTCTCCTGCAACTCGATCACGGCGTCGCCGGCGATCCCGGACAGCACCGACGCGAGGTAGACGGGGTTGAACCCGGTCTCCACGCCCGGCCCGGTGACCGTCGCCTTGACGGCCTGCGACCCGGTGACCTTCCCGTCACGGGTGGCGGTCAGCGTCACCCCATCATCGGTCACGGTGAAGCCGAGGCGCTCGCCTTTCCCGGTGACGTTCCCGGCGCGGGTGACCACCTTGGCCAGCGCGCCGGCATCGACGGTGACCGTCGTCGGGTACTCGCTGCCGGTGAGCATCCGGTGGACGCGGGGGAACTCCCCGATGCCGGAACGGGTGATGATCGTGCGGGTCCCGTCGCTCAGCGCGACATGATCCGTGTCGACGCCGACGCTGACCTTCCCGTCCTTGTCGCACGCCTTCGCGAACTTGGCGAGCAGCGCGGCGGGGATCAGGGCGAGCCCGTCAGCCCCGTCAGCGGGCTGGGTGTCGACCGCCAGCCTGTACCGGTCGGTGGCGGCCATCTCCAGCGTCCCGCCCTTGACCTCCATGCGGACCGTGGTGAGGACCGGGAGGGTGTCGTCGGTGCCGGCGCAGGCGGCGGTCCGGGTAGCGGACCGGGCGAACGGGGCGGCGGCGACGGTGGCAGACGCGGTCGGCAGCGGCGGGTACTGGGGGTACTCGGCGGCCGCCTCCGCGCCGAGGGCTGCGACGTTCACCAGCCAGCCGTCGCAGAGGAGGCTCAGGCCGTCATCGGTGATGGTGACGGTGACCCGGTCGGTGCCTTTGCCGGCGGGCAGGGACCGGACCGCTTCGGTTAGTTCCTTCCCGTTGACGAGGGTTCCCGCTGTCCCCGCATAGGCGGCGTCGCCGCCGATGGTGACGGTGGCGGCGGTTTCGTAGTCGAACGCGCCCAGTTCGAGGGTGCCGGGGGTGACCCGGACCCGGATCGCCCCGAGGACGGGCACGGCCGGGCGCTTGGGCAGGCCCAGTGACGCGAAGGTCAGGGCGGACCCCAGTTCGGCGCGGTTTACGGTGATGGTGGCGCTCATGGCGTGTTTTCTCTTTCCCCAGGGGGGGTCTCCCCCTTACGCTCCTTACTTTATCAGGTAAAGGGGAAGATGGCAAATAAGGCAGGCCATGCGTAGTACGGGGACACGCCGCACTCAAGCAGGCGGCGGCTGATCATGTGCTCCACCTTGGCGAGCGCGAGCTTCTCCGGGATGCCCTCGGACATCAGGGCACGGACCACGCCGGGCGCGGCCGGGTCTTCCCTCCACCGCCGCGCAAGGCCGAGCACGTGATCGTCGGGGATGTCGGAACGCTTCATGAGTCGGCCGAGTCCCCGGCGAGCGCCCGGTACTCATCCCGCATCCGCTGCCACGGCTCCCACGCCGGGTCGTGGGCGTACTCCCGGAACCTTTCCCACGCTGCCTGCCTGCTCATCCCCAGCGCCGCGCCGACATCCGCCCATGACGCGCCGCGTTTGCGGGCCTCGGCGGTCATCCACTGGCATGTGCCCTGAAGCTGCCCGATCAGGATGGTGGCCGCCGCCATGGCTTCCAGCGGTGTCACCCCGGAGGCGGGGGCGCCTTCGGGGATGCGCATTTTCAGGCCGGCGCCGTCGGCGAGGACGTGCTCGGTGTAGCTGCAGAAGATGCCCCACAGCAGGTAGTGCGAGAGCGGCGGGTCGCCGTCGCGCTCGGCGATGTCTTCGGGGTCGAGGTAGTCCTCGAGGATGGCGATGATGCGGGGGTCGGTCATGCCGTCCAGCGTCATGCACGCCTGACACTTTGTCAAGCCAGCATGACGGCGACACGCCGGCACCGGAACGCCCCATCGCCATCCCCCGGTTCCCGGTAGCCTGGGGGAACCCCGGTGTGACCACACACCATGGCGCAAGGCAATGCCCCCGTAGGAGCCCCCGGGTGACCGCAAGGGGGCATTGCCGTCTTCACCCCCCGTCGGCGCTCCAGACCACCTCGTAGACGCAGCCCTCCACCGGCCCGTCATAGTCCCCCGGCCCGTGCACGCTCACCCGCCTCGGCCGGCCGTCCCTGTCCGCGGTGACGAGCACCGTCACCCCGCCGATCGCGATCCACCACTCCCCGGCGTCCTGCTGCTCCAGGTGGATCCACCGGCCGATCACCATCTCGTCGAACTCGGTTCCCTCCAGCACCGTGTAGCCGGTGTCGTCAGCGGACGGCGCCAGGTCGGGCCGCAGCGCGTTCAGCCGCCGTGTTCTCTCCGCGCCGCGCCCGGGGGCTGACGGGTCGTTGCTCACATCGAACTGCCGGCCGTACAGGGCGGGCCCGGATCGGCCGAGCCACTGGTGGACGAGGATTCTCCACGGGGAGCCTGCGCGGCGCGGAGGGCGCGGGGAAGGATCGGGCATGCCGCTGATCCTCGCACCGTCCGCGCGGGCCTGATGGCGCCGGGAGTGGGCTGAGCCGCACTTGGATGGGCTGTCCCGGCCAGCAGCCGGGCCTAGTCTAGCGGGGCCGGGGCGCCATGTACGGGGCTGCCGACCGCGCCCCGGCCCTCGCCAACGCATCCTAGCCCCCGTGCACGAGCAGATGCACGAGACGGATGCACGTGCATAACGTGTCTGCCTGCGCGTATGATGCCCGCATAGGGACAGTGGGCTGCCGTCCGGAGAAAGGAACCGTGCCGGCGTCCCCGGATCTTGCCGCGGCCCTCGCCGCCCGCGGCGCCCGCAACCCCGATGCTCTCGCCGGCTACCTCGCCGCCAGGCGAACCGCCGCGAACCTCTCCAACCCTGATCTCGGCATCTACCTGTCCGAGACGACGAAGGACGACCAGGGCAAGACCCTCACCTGCCCCGAATGCGGCCATGTCGCCCCGTCCGGGGCGTTCGGCGCGTCCGGCGCATCCCTCCAGTCCAGCCCCGGCGTCCTCCGCACCCCCGCCCCCGGCACCGGGGCCGTCCGCCAGGGCGTCCCCCTCACCGTCAGGGGCGGCGCCGCGCACGCCCTCGCGAGCACCCGCGGCGCGGTCGAGCTCGCCACCGGGACGGTCCGGCGTCCCATCCACGGCCCCATGGACGTGCTCGTCAAACGCGCCGACGACGGATCCGCGCTCCTCAAGCACCGCCAGGGCGGCGCGACGATCGCGTCCCTCCGCCGCAACGGCGACGGCAAGTGGGTCGCGTCCGTCAACGGCCGCGACCTCGAGCCCCGCGACCACCAGCGGACCGCCCTCATGGAGGCGGTCGGCACGTGGAACAAGGCGGTCAGCGGCGCCGCCCGCCCCCAGTCGGCCCCGTTGCAGCCGGAGCCGCAGCAGTCCCCGCTGATGGCCGAGTACGGCATCCCCGCGGTCCGCTCCGCCGCGTTCGCCAACACCGCGGCCGGGGCGGGTGACGGGCCGAAGATGACGGCCAGCGCCGCCGCAGGCGGTGACGGCGCCGACGGGAACGGCCTCACCCCCAAAGGCCAGGCGATTTACAAGAAGCTGCTCGCGAAGGGGTTCCCCGCCGCCCGGGCGATGGCGTTCGCGAAGAACAGCCAGAAGACCACCGCCGGGTCGTTCGGGATCACGGCGGCGGCCGCCTCGTGACCGCCGCGGTCCTCACCCCGTTCACCGCCGGGCAGGCGGTGGAGCTCGGCAACCGCTCCTGGTGGAAGCGGCTGCTGCCCATCGGGGAGATCGACTACAAGGGCAGGCGGCTGAAATTCACCCGCGACTACCTCGCCGGCCTGAAGTACGCCTTCGATGACAAGGCGTACGACCAGACGGCGTTCCAACTCGCCGATGCCGCCAACACCCACACCAACGACCCGGAAAGGTTCCGCGGCGAGATCGCCGAGATGGACCTGCGCGGCGACGGGCTCTGGGTGCGCCTGAGCCCGACCGACGCCGGCGACCGAGTGCTCCAGGAGAACCCCAAACTCGGCGTGTCCGCCCGCATCGTCGAGGACTACGCCCGCGCGGACGGCAAGCACTACCCGGCCGCCATCCAGCATGTCCTCGGCACTCTCGACCCCCGCATACCCGCTCTCGGCGCGTGGCAGGCGATCGAGGCCGCCAACCCCCTGCCCGACCGGGTGATCGACCTGTCCGGGGAGTCGTTCACCGACCTCAGCGACCCCGCCGGCGACGGCACCGACACCGAAGGGGAGGCCGTCATGGCGGACCTCGGCAACCTGACCGGCGAGCAGCAGGCGCGGCTCGCGAAGCTCCTCGACCTCGACGACGACACCCTCGACCTGCTCGCCGCGGGGGGCCTGGTGGTCACCCCGGAGGAATTCGACGCGCTCGCCGGCGCCGATGAGGACGAGGACGGCGAGGACGGCGAGGACGGGGACGGCCTCGCCGGGCAGATCGACGCGATGACCGACGAGGAGATCGCCGCCCTCGAGGCCGAGTTCGACGCCGAGTTCGGCGACACCGAAACGATCCCGGAGGGGGAGCCAGTGGCCGCAGGACTGAGTGCGGAGGCCCAGTTCGAGATCAACCTGGCCAACGCGCGGACCGAGGAGACCCAGCGGGAACTGGCCGTCATCACCGCCCGGCTCCGCGAGGAGGACTACCAGGCGGAACGCCGGCGGATGGCCGACATGGGCGTCCCCCCCTACATCACCGACCTGGCCCGCCCGCTGCTGGAGGGGGCGGGGCACGCGGTGGAACTGTCCAACGGGAGGACGGTCGACGCCGGGGCGATCATGCGGCGGGTCCTGTCCGAGTACGCCCGCACCGCCCGCCTCCTGGACCTGGACGTGGAGCTCGGCTCCCCGCACGACGAGCCGGACGACGCCGCCGGCGAGCAGCAGTCGGCGTCCCGCGGCGACCTGGTGTCCCGCTTCAAGTCGGTAACCGGCCTCTGACCGTGGCCGCCCCGAGCAGCAAACCAAGGAAGGCGCAGCGGACATGAGCTCAGACAACCAGCCGTCGGCGGCCCCGCCCGCGAAGCCCGGCAGCGGACTCGCCGCGGCCCGCGCCGCCGAGGACGACGCGACCGCGCAGGCTCGCCTCAAGGAGGACCAGGCGACCGCCGACAAGCGCGCCGGCGAGGACCGGGAACTGGCCTCGGCCGGGCACCGCCTGTTCCTCGCCGCCGCCGCCCTCACCGCCGCGGTCAACACCGGCGACCTGACCCAGGTGAGCAGCGCGAACACGGAGCTTCAGGAAGCCGTCGACGCCCACCTCGCCCTCGGCAAGCCGGAGCGGGGGGAGACGGCGTGAGCGCGGTCCTCCCGCATTACACCAGAGGCCCGTGGAACAAGCAGGTCGCGGGCCTCATCTACGGCGGGCAGTTCGTCGAGCCCAACACGCAGACCCCGGGCACCACCGACCTGACCGTCAAGGTGTCGGTGGGCGGCACCGCCGCGGCGGGCGCGCTGTACGTGCTCGGCGTCGCCGGCACCGACGCGAACGTCATCACCACCCAGACGGGGGCGGCGAACACCTACGGGCAGCCCCTCATCGACATCTCGGTGCTGACGGACTACTGCGCGGTGTACGCCGGCGGGTGGGACATCTGGGCGTGGTACGGCGGGCAGGCGAACGAGGGCGAGCCGCTGACTGTCGGCGCCGCGCAGAACACGCCCGTCGCCGGCACGGTGATCGGCATCGGGAAAACCCCGTACGGCGGGTCCGCCGGGACGACGGCCCTCACCGTCACCTACAACAACATCGTCGCCCGCTGCACCCACCCCGGCGGCGTGTCGAGCGCGATGCTCACCCAGCAGATCGGCGGCCAAGGGGCTGCGTCCTACTTCCTGGGCCGCGTCCGGCTCGGCATCTGAAAGGGCCTGACCTATGCCTACTGGCGCGAGAGGTTACAGCGACTCCCCGCGGATCACCGTATCGGAGCTGCTGAAAGACCCGCTGGTCATCCCGGCTCTGATCCTGGATATCACCCAGAACGAGTTCATCATGGACTCGGTCCTGCGGATGGGCGGCGCCGCCCCGTCCGGCGCGGTCAGGTACAGCGAGTCGACGCCGCTGTACGCCGATGACTTCCCGGAGATCCGCCCCGAATTCGGCGAGGTCCCGGTCGTCCCCACCTCGATCGGCGTGCCCCGCGTCGTGTTCAGCCATGAGCGGGCGATGGCGATCATGGTGTCCGACGAGATGCGCCGCCGCCAGGCCATCGACCCGGTGACCCGGCAGCTTTTGCAGGTCAAGAACACGATGGTCTACTCGTGGAACACGGCATTCTACTCCGCTGTCGTCGCCAACGCCAGCATCCAGACGCTCGCCGTCGCCAACCCGTGGGCCTCGGCCGCCGCGACCACCCGCGCGGATATCGCGCAGGCCGTGTACCTGGTGGAGAACGCCAACATCGTGTCCCCGTCGGGTGTGACGCAGTGGCTCGGCTTCGAGGCGGACACGCTGATCATCAACCACGGCACCAAGAACACGCTGCTCCAGTCGTCCACGTTCGCCGCCCCCTACATCGGCGACATCGCGTCGGAGAACTTGCAGTACACGGGCGTTCTTCCGAACAAGATCTTCAACTTGGACGTGCTGGTGTCCCGGCAGGTGCCCGCGGGGAACGCGCTGATCATGCAGCGGCACCGCTGCGGCTTCTACGCCGACGAACTGCCGTTCATGGCCGGACCTTTGTACCGGAACGAGGAGCGAAAGGTCTGGCGCAGTGACACCCAAAGGAGTAGTGCGATAGGGCTCGATCAGCCACTTTCGATCGCTCTTTTGAGTGGCGTTTAACCAAACCTTCCACGAATCTACGCTAGAATGGAGGCATGAGAGATGACCAGACCCAAGCCCTCGTGTGCTCCGTTCCCGGCTGCGGCGCGAAGCTCCGCCGGAGTAACACCA